TGAAAACCCCATTAAAATTGACCGTATCCATGTGGTACGGTCACTTTTTTATACATACGGTTCTTTGGGTATTGGGATTCTAACCAACTTAAAGGATGGCGGCATGACTACCTTATGGTATTCTTGATTAGAGATTAGGAGCATGATTTTTGCGTCATGCCCCTTACCGTATGTGCTTACAAACTGGTCAATCTTAGTCTGCATTTTCTTGGTGCTGATTGGAGTAATCTGTACCTCCACACAGATAGCATTCCCCTTCCTGTCTTTCATATATACATCTGGGTTATAAGTTTTGTATGCGGGTTCTACCTCAAATACATCCGGGCAACCAAAGTGAATGTAACAGTCTACGATTTTAAGATAGTGGTCAATTTTTACCGTTCTGGGATGGATTAGGGTAGGATTGGGCATGTAAAGGTATGGTTTATCCCTTTCCCTCTGAATCTGGGTTAAACAGCCATTCAACGTCATACGTTTCAATACCCTGTTCACCACGTTGATTGGGTTGCTGTTCTGGCGGCATACCATCCATGCCAGTTGGTTCCTTGAGCATACTTTGAATTTCGTCACCATTTCCAATACTACATTGTCCCGTTCTACTTTGTTCATTCCTATAGACCTCCAATAATTTGTCACAGTCTACTACATCTAAATAAGGAACCTGTATGACATGTAAATCTGAATCAAGTAGCATTCCCCTCCCTGCTATTTTCCCTAGTTTCTCTGCTCCTTCCCGGTCAAGTATGACTTCACTGTTCTTCCTGTCTGCGGTTGTGAATGCCATTCTACATAGCATGTTTGCCCTAATTCGTGGTCTTAATACGGTAGAAGCGTCAGGTCTTTGGCTGGCTAGTATGACGTGGATATTAACAAATCCAGCCGTTTCTACAATTTCAGTGACCATCTGCTGTACATTTTTGGATTCAGCAAAACGGGCATATTCGTCAATGATTAAAAAGATTGGTTTGAATAGGTGATAATATTGTGGGTATAGTTTACGAACACTCTTTGCGTCTGTAGCTTTGTTGAGGAAACTAGAGTATAACATTGAGTCTCTAAATTTGTATTCAGTTATGATTTCTTCTAACATACGTTCCATGGACTCAACATCACGTGTCATTTCCACTCCCGGCAATCCCTCAAACGGGTAATAATCTTTTAGTTTGGCACTACTGATATAAAGCCCTACATTGCCCTCATTTTGAATGTAAATGCTTGTGGCTAGGAACAGTAGGAAACAGGTCTTTCCCATACGTGTGACCCCGCCATTGAGCATGTGACAGCTTGCTCCGTCCTCAAAATCTAATACCGCTTCCCCGTAGGCAGATGGGAATTTTAATTTAAGGCTGTTGGGAACTAGGGAGGATTCATTGAATTTAATCTCCGTTAGTTCCCGCATTCCAAATTTAATCTCCACACGCTTGCCGCTTATTTTCCCCAGTTTGACCGCTGTGGCTCCAACTTCCTGTTGCAAATTCGGTAATATTTTCTCCAAGTCCGAAAGTTCTTTTTGTTCTGGTAGATAAACGTTTGCATATAGGACATCCCCTTCTCTGTACACTTTGTTAATCCAGCCGCCATCAAATTTTTTCTCCAGCAATACGTTAAGCATTCTCCGAACTAAAGGATGTTTCTTTTTCCACCACATTACAGCACCCCCACAAAAGTTACAAATGCCAAGCGAACAATCCAGAAAATTAGTCCATAGCCAATGACGGTCAGAGCAAGCAGAATCCAATCAATGTCCTTTGCTTCATCCTCTTTGACTTGAATCGGTTTGCCGTTTATCTTTACTACCATGGTAGCAACCCCCTTTACTAAACTATATGCACTACCATCCAAAAAGTTTCCTGTATGTGGCATGAATTTTATTGCTATGTCATATGTTGTATGTTATACTACTTTCAAATAGGTAAATGGGGTGAGTGAATGGTAGCCAGATTCGGATGGAACTGGGAACATTTCTTAGTTGGAGTCATTTATGATAAATCTTACAAATCATTTGGTATTTTTTTAGGATTTTTAGTAATTGAGATAGAAAAGGAGTATTAAGATGATTAAAGCCATCGTAGTTGCCGCTAACTTTAGTCAGTATGCTACGTATTTAAGGAACCGAGGATTTAATCGTACTGAATATGCTTATTATAGGGCTGGTTATCCACATGAATGTTACGGATTAGATAAAGAAAAAACAAAAGTATTATGGTTTGAGGGATGGGATGAAAACAGTCTTATGGCAACAGATGATATTAATTTCCTCAAACATAGATTTTCCAATCATCAAACGGTATCGGAGGTATGGATTTATGGTAAAGGTCTTGGCATTTGACCCCAGCGGCAACTACACAGAAGGGTTTGGAACTACAGGATATTCCATTAGTTTAGATGGTCACTTGCCATCTAAACTAGGGGATATTAAAGCAGAAAGTTACAAAAGCCGCAATGCGTATTGGTTTGCCCATAAGGAATTGATTGAGACCACATTCCCGGATGTAGTAGTTATTGAGTCTTATAGATTGTTTGGACATAAATCAAAAGAGCAGACTGGTAGTTCACTAGAAACACCGCAATTAATTGGTTATCTGGAAATGGTCTGTTATGAAATGAACATACCTACATTTTTACAAGACCCAAGTACAAAACAACGTCATGCAGACGCAATACTCATTCGTGCAGGAATTGTAGTACGTAAAGGACAAAAGTATTACTACAAGGGTGAAGAAACCAACATGCACAAACGGGACGCATTAAGGCACGACTTGTACTTTAATAAATTTAATAAAGGGAAGGTGTTCAAATGAGTGGAGCAAGAATTATGTTTGAAGAAAGTACAGAATGTTGGGTGTATATCGGTGACACGTTTTCAATTAGGATGTCATTATACACAGACCCAGACCGTAAGCGGCTTGCTAAAAATGCGGCAATCTACCTAGGAAAAGAAGATAGATACAACATTAGGCGTCCTTTGTCCATCCTTCGTAAAGGACATGTACCTGAGATATTCAGAGGAGAGCATGTGGAATTTGAATTCATTGATGTGTCTAAAGAAGTTTATGACCACATCATCACTTACACCACACGTGACATGCGGGTAGCTGGTGGCAATCGTGCTTTGACTTCAAATGATTATGTAACTCCATCTGATAAAGTAAAATATCCAGAACTAGTGGATAGTTATATTTCAGAATCAATGGATAATTACAAAAAATTATTAAAAATAGGAGAAACTCCACAGGTTGCAAGAGCCGCTATGCCAGTGAATGCAAAGATGAATACATTCTGTTATCAATTCAATTTTCTTACCCTAGGTCAGTCTATTTTCCCACAGCGTATATGGGACAAAGGGGCACAAGGTAATACAGTAAAAGTTATAGAAGGTATGTTTCAATTGTGTTATCATGTAGATAAGGAACTATGGGATGCTTTCTACGAATGTTGTGGTACCCCAGTGCTTCAATGGAAAGAAGTAAATCGTAAACTGAAAACTAAGGGAATAACAGTTCATCAGTTCCTAAACGAATTACACGCATTGGCACTTAATCCAGACAGTGAGCAAAACCCAAATGAGCCGCTAGTAGATTACTTGATTAAAAGGTATGGTGAAATTAAAACTATGTGGTAGGGGGAGTTACCAATGTCAGAGCAACCCAAAGATGTTATCTTTACGTATGATGAAGTAGCACAGCATTTGTTTGAATCATTGGTTGAAATGGGTTACGCTCCAGCAGAAGATGAAATTCTTGATATTACTGACATTGTAATGGATTTGATTTTACACTTTCACCTAATGATGGGTGGAGAAGTAGAAATGATGGTTATTGAGGAAGACTTTGAGGAGGATGAAGATTAATGCCGCTACCTAAATCCGCAGAATTATTCTTTGGTTTACGATTGACAGATGAACAAAAGTTTTATGCCGATTCATGCCATGATAATTTGTTTACAGGATGTCATGCGGTATCTGGTAGTGGTAAAACAACGGTTGCTGTAGGTGTAGCAAAACTACTTGGTAAAGAACTACATTACATCTTCCCTACTGTAGAAGAAAAGGCATTGGGATTTTCTACAGGTGATATCAAAGCGAAAGAATCTAAATATCTCCAGCCATTGTATGACGCTCTTACTGAAATTAATGAGATTCCATTCAAAGCTATCTTTAATCCTTTGAATCAAAAGGAAGACCAAGAGGAGCAAGTGGAACCAAGGAATAAGAAAAATAAGTACAAGGTTAAGAATCCAAAACCAATCAAAGAAGGTGCCCCTTGGGTACATGCGTATTCGCATAACTACATGCGTGGTAGTAACCTAAAGGATTGCGTTGTAGTAATTGATGAAGGACAAAATCTTACAAAACGGGAACTAAGGAAAATACTTACCCGCATACATGATAGCTGTCATGTTATCCTCATTGGTGACCCAGAACAATGTGATTTACCAGACCCACGCAAATCTGGCTTTATGCCTTATCTTATGCACTATGATGGTCAATCATTCGCACAAATTTGTACATTATCTAAAAATTTTAGAGGAGTGATTTCAGCCCATGCTGAAACAATTCAGTGAAGAAATAAAATTTTGTTATGTATGTCAGCGTAGTCTATCTTTAATGGATAAAAGAGCATTACTACCAGACGGTAAAACACTTTGTATTCCATGTTATGAACTAGGGGAAGACTTGAAAAAAGGATTAGCAAAAACACCAACACCAACACCAACACATCCAGAATACAATGAGCCGCAACATTATCACCAGCATAACATTGACACCATTAAATTTTTACAAGAGGGATTCCCAAAAGAAGTATTCATGGGATTTGCCCTAGGTCACATTATAAAATATGCACAAAGGGCAAATTACAAGAATGGTAGAGAAGACTATGTTAAAATGGTTGACTATGCCAAACGTGCCCTTGACTGGTACGACAAAACCCACTCATAAGAGTGGGTTTTTGTTTTACATTACCTGTACATATTTAGGGCTGGCTGTGATGTATGTGCCAGATTTCAGCTTATACATCTTGGAGCCATTCACTACAAGAGTCTCAACTACAGTGAACACATCCCCGGCGTGTACAAGAGCCTTTTTAGCGTTCCAGTCTGGACGGTCATAATACCATAGGTCTTGTGTGATAACCTTGATTCTGAATGTATCAGATGGAGCCACAGGCGTAGGAGCCACAGGAGCCTGTTCTGGGGCTTTTTCAATGTAAGCCTTACCCAAGTATTCAAGAATGGTTTTAGCGTGTGCTTCAGCCATTCTATCCCAGTATCCGTCCTTGTTTAAAAAGATATATTGGAAATCCTCTGGGTTAGTCATGAATCCGTTCTCTGTGAGTAAGGCAACCATGTGAGTCTCCCTTAGTTCATGGAAATCATTCCACGTTCCTTTCACAGACCCCCATGTACCACCATGATAGAGTGGAAGACCAATAGCCGCCATATTCCGGGCATAAATTTCAGCAATCCGTTTGCCAGCGGCAGAAGTAGACCAGTAGAATCCACACCAGCCACGTGCAGTAGAAGCACCAGAGTTTGAGTGAATAGAGTAATAGAGTTTGACGTTAGCGGCATTCGCTTTGTCTGTTCTCATTCTGAGCGGTATGTCTACTCCGTTAGGTGGTTGTACCTCAAGAACACTCACCCCATGTCTTTCAACAATAGCCTTTACACGTGTACCAACTTGGTAGTTATGTGTATGCTCTGCATATTGAACCCCGTTTACAGTTACACCCTTTGAGTGTTTTACACGATACGTTTCTTCACCATGTCCGTAGGATAATACTATATCATAGCCCATTACTTTTCACCCTTTCTATGGTTCTTCCAAATGCCGATGACGGTTGTAACTAAGGCAACACCACCAACAATATACGTAGCAATATCAGCCTGTACTGTTTCTGGGATTTCAACATTGAATACAGCTTTGACGAATAAAGCAACTACAGCAACGATAGGAGCAATCATTGTTTTGGTCATGAAATAGTTCCTCCCTTCATAATAAAGATTATTACAGCGGACACTACACCAACAGCTAGTGTAATGCCGCCTACTATAAGAGCATTTGTAATCGCTCTACGTAGCCATTTTGTATCATCCTTGATTGATGAAATGTCTTCTCTGACGTTTTTGATATCACTTTCAGCAACAGCCATACGAATTTCCAAGGAGGTAACCCTCCCCTCACATTCGCATTTATAAGGCACATGTGTCATCCCCTTCTCCTCCTATTGATTTGGATTCACTCTGGATACTGGTTTAATCACACTCATGATTTTTTCAAAAGCGGATTTGTCACCAGTTACACCTTGATAAACGTTGTTTCCGATACCCAAGTTAGACATGATGTAGGATAACATATCCTCATTCTGTAGTTCATTTGAACCGTAACTAATTGGGTTACCTGTGAACAGGCTTTTGTTTGTTTTCATTTCTATAGGCATTTTAATAGCTGGTGTAAGCGAACCTAGGGAATCCATTGGATTTAAGACGGTACTTAAATCATTCGTAGGAGAAGGTAAAGTCGTGTAGTAGTCACCAAATTTAAGCCCGGATTCCTTCTGCCAATCTGCACCTTTTTCCCCATCATTCCAGTAATCTTTGAATCTCTCAACATTTAAAGCGAATCCCGGTGTCTCTTGCAGTAGTTTTAACTGAAGCGGGATGTTACGTTTCATCCAGTTCCAAAACGGAACTAAGACACGCATTCCTCTATCTGCGTTAGTTAATTCGTTGTAGTTGAACAGGTATTTCCGTACTTGCTGTGCGGCTTTCGCTGTACTGCCGAATTTATCAACGCCATTTAAGAAGTTTGCTAAACGGGATACATCATCAATGACTTCCCCGCCATGACGGATTTTCTTGACCACTTTGTTATCTCCTACTTTTTCTGCAAACTTTTCAATAGCCCAAGGCTTATCGAATTCAAAAGTAGGTCGTGAGTCAAATAAAAATCCCCCGGAGATTACATTGTGTTTGTATGCCGCTTTGATGATTTTCATTTCTTCATCATTCAGTGTACCTTTACGATACTTCATCAGTAGTTTACTAGCGTTTTTAACATCCCTTACCTTTACTCCAGCCGCCATGTTGTTGATTGTGTTACCAATCATGTTGTTGATATAGTGGGCTGGTTTGTAGTAGGTAACCAGTGGTCTCCAGATGTCACCAATGGCGGATACGAAACGTGCCGCTTTGTTCATACCTTCATTAGTGAAGATTTCATCTGTTCGCTGTAAGGCTTTGAAAACTTCCGGGTGCATATAATGAGTACCTTCTGGTAGTCCAAGTTTCTTTACTTCATCTGGTTCTAATCTCTTAAATCCAGATGGAGGGGCTTCACCTGACCCTTTCTTGATGGTTTTCATCATGCCGAACTTACTCAATTCCCCTTGCATGGCTTTCATAGCTTTGGCACGAACACCTTCACGTACACGACGGGTAAGAGCGGTTACTACATTTGTATCGAACATTTTTGCTACAGACTCAAGATGTTTCTCTAATGATTCTATTGTAGCAGGGTCAGTCTCCTTTTGTATAGCTTTTCTTACTTTTTCGATGTAGTTATCTCTTTCAGCTAAAGTCTGGAATCCTTTACGTGCGTTGTTGAATGCGTTGTTGCTTTTCAGACCTAGGAGAGAACGGTTACGTGCCATGTAGTCGGCAATTGCTTCCATGCTGTCACCTTCAAAATTACGAACGTGTGGGAAGTAATTTGCTCTTAGTTTACTTAACACCCCACCAGCAGTTTCATTGTCACCGATACGCTGGATGATTGGTTTAAGTGTATCCGCTAGTTCCTGTACTCTTGTAGTAGGAGTGTAGTTTTTACCATAGGAACTAGGGAAATGATTTTCCAAAGCGTAAATGGCTTCCTGCATTTCCTTATCAGTATATCCGCCATCTTTAACAAATTTCTGAATTTGAGATAAATCCTTGCTGTACATAGCAGTTTCACCGACACGCTGGGAATGAGCATCAGAGATATGGTCACCCATCGTGTTAAGGAACTTATCGCTGGTGTTCAATGTCCGGGAATCGAATGGATTATTCCTGTCAAGAAAATGTTCGAATGTAGTCTTGGTGTCACTTAATCTAGCATAAGGTGTATTTTCTAAGTCATCCATGGCTTTGCCGATTGCTCTACCATCTTTTTGAACTTGACCAAGTTTCTGAATTTGACCGCTTGCTTCTACAATAGATGTTGGATTGCCTTTTGGATGTACAGCCTTAACTGTATTTTCAACCGTTTGGTATTTTCCAGACCCACCTAGGAAACGACTAGCCCATCCCATTGAATCTGATTTTGCGGCATTTTCCAATACATTAGCTGGCTTTCTTGCTCTGATTGCTTTCTTAGCCCAGAAGTCAGCTATTTTTTGAGCCATTACTTTCCCGGCAGTTTCCCGCAAAACCGGGTCTTTACCTATGACAGACATAAATCCATTTAGTTGTTTTTGTACATCTTTCCAAGGAATGTTCTGGTTTACGAATTCAGTCATTAACCTGTCAAAGTCAGCTTGCGGCATGACATTTTCTACAATTTTCGACACTACTTCTACATCTGGTAAACCGCCCTTACTCAATTGCTGTATTAGTGGTTGTAGGAATTCATGTAGTTCATCGAATTGAGTTTTTGTCATCTGTGAAATATCACTGATTCCCAATCTGGTTTTAGCTATGTCTTCAAATTGTTTAGCTAGTGCAGAATCCCCGCCAGTTGCCGTTTTCAATAAATTCTCTACTAAATCATTACCTACTGTAGCTTCTGACCGATAAAGAGGATTCTTGAGTAATCCACCCATCATCTTTTCTCCATACTGTCCAGCAATACCAACCTTGTTTGTGAACGGTACACTAAAACCAAAGGAGTTGACATTTGAGTTAAATGCTTTTGCTCTCGCCGCATTGATAGCTTGCATGGCTTCATCCGTTTTCTTAGTTGCCAATCGTTGAGTCAGTGCCCTTGCCGCTTCTGCTGATTTCTCTGCAATTTCATTACGCATTGTACCAGCTTTTGCTTTAGCCATTGACTGTGATAGATTAGGATATTTAGCGTATCTTTCCGCTAGTTTCGCTTCTGCCGCCGCTTGGAATTCTGCCGCATTTTTGAACTTAGTTGAATTAAGACCTAGCTTTCTAGCTTGGTTAGCCATTTCAGCCGCTTCTGCCGCTTTACTGACTTTACTTGCCGCAGACGCACCTAAGGTGAGATAGGTAAGCGGGTCAGCCGCAATATCAATAGCTAAACCTCCACCCATTACTCCCCATTTGTTTTCAACGCCAGCAATATCTCTCATGATATCGCCGCCACGCTTATATCCTTTGTCCATACCATGAAGGAATCCCACTCCCGGAACATCACCCCAAGATAGTTTCCCATCTTTCCAGTCTTTCCATTGTTCTTTACCACCGTTTTTCAATGCTTGACCAATGGCATCATTTAGTGGATTTGCGGCAGTGAAAAGTTTTTTCCAAAGTGGAGTATCTTTATCGGTAAGTGTCTTGACAGTGTTATAAATAGAAGATGTAGCTAGACCAGATGGTTGACCCAATGTTCCAGATAGAACATCCCATAAATTAACCTTACTCTTACCATCTTTCTTTTCCTTTGCCAGTGAAATAAAATCACCGACATCTAAATCCGCTGGTTTCCAATCTGGTAAACTCCTATCTACAGGAGTATATCCAGACTGGTATCCAGAATAGGAACTAGGGCGTGAATAACTCATTCCCCCTAGTTGCTTCATTAATGCCTCAATTTGAGCATTTGCTGAATTAGTAGCCGCTTGGATTTCTTTTGAAGCCGCCATGTATATTCACCCCTAGTACCATTTATTTTTATCCCAGAACTTTAATGCCGCCGCTACTGAACCGTACCTGTCCTTTACATACTGATAAGTCATAAGAATCTGGTTTACCGGGTCAGAATAACTCATTTTCATTTTCTTCTCATAACTTGACCTAGTGGAACTAAGGAATTGTCCGTATCCATAGGCTGTGGATTTTGGATTCTTAGCTGATGGGTTCCAGCTTGATTCTCGTCCAATAAGTTCAGTAAGTCCTTTAGCTTCAGCAAATGGAACACCCCGGCTGATTGCCTGTTGCATTTGTGTATTAAAGCTGGATGGTTGTTTACCGTATTTTGTATAGTTCGTGTATCCACCACTGTTAGGTAAATTCCCTAGGTTAGATGTACCGCCACCTGTACCACCGCCTACACGAACAGCGTACCCTTTGTAGTGGTCTTTCCAGTAGCCGCTATTCATATCAGCTATGGCTACACCAGTTGATGACTGAGAACCTATGAACTTACCGTTACCAATGTAGATACCCACGTGACCATTTTTCTTATACGTATCAAAGAACACAATGTCACCGACTTGCAATCCGCCAGTAACTTTTTGTCCCATCTTCGCAATTGTATCCGTATTACCGTTACCCAAGTTAATACCAGCTTGTTTGAATGCGTAGTTTACGAATCCAGAACAATCGAAACGTCCAGCGGCTATGTCCGCCGCCGTCCGTCCCCCACCCCATACGTAAGTGGATTTACCGATATATTTCATCCCAGCTTGGATAGCGGCACTTGCACCACTCCCTCCACCACTATTTAAAAATTTCCAGACAATGCTTGTAGTTGTCCAAGCACATCATTGTATTTCGCCACAATATCAGCAGATGGTTTCTTACCAGCTTTTTGAGCCGCTGTAATCTGGGAACTAAGGGAATCCAATTGTTGCCCCAGAGCGGAAATTTTAGCTTTATCGGCAGATGTTTGAGCATTGTCAGACATGACACGAATCTTGTCCTGTGCAATCGCATTGTCAGATTCCAGTTTGGCATAGTTGTAATCCAGTCTTGCATAATCAAGTTGCATTTTGGATGTTTGGATTTGCAAATCAACAGCAATCTGCTGTCTACGGATGGCGTTAGAATCCCAGCCAATTTGGTTTTTCTCTTGACCAAGCTGATAATCCCAAGCGTTTTTCTGTTGCTGGATTGCTTCATTTGCCAAGTTACTACGTTTTTCCTCAGACAGCTTTTCCCATTCTAGGGTAGTAAGCGGCTTACCATCCATCATTAAACGTTGACCATTAAGGTATACGTTGCCAGTGGATTCAGTAAGGAATTTGTCTTGGTCATTCTGCAATTCTTGTAGTTTAATTTGGTTTTCAGCATTAGTTTTATCCATGTCAACTTTCATGGCGTAGTCTTTAAGTTTAGAATCAGCAATTGCTTGGTTGTATTTACTTTGAATGTCACTCTTAGCTGTGGCACCTTCCGCAAATGCTTGCTGATAGTTCTGGTTGTTAGCCATTTGTGCTTGCATGTATGCGTCTGCCGCAATACCAGAATCGGTCATTCCACGTCCAGCCATGTTCTGCTGTAACTGTTGGAACTGTTGGAAGCTGTTTGCATCCATACGTGCCATACCAGTATTGAGAGCCACATCCTGTGCGTCCAATGCCGCTTGCTTATCTTTTTGTAGTTGTGCTTCCTGCTGGACAAATGGATTGTTAAAGTCATCCAAGTTTCTACGTCTGACCATATCTTGATATAAGCTGACTTCCCAATCATCCATTGGTTTGTTACCTGTAATCATGTCATTGTATTTCTGATACCATTCGTTATCAAAATTTTTAGCAAAGTCACCTTCTGCCATGTCATTCAAGTAAGTAGCCTGTGCTTGGTGGGAACCGAATCCCTTAGTTGGGTCATAGCCTTTCCATAGATTCTGCCCGGTCATGGCACTGAATCCATTGTTTTTCAAAAAGTCGATGGCTGATTGGTCACCATTCAACGCCCGTAAAGAGTAATCTCTTAATTGGTCTTCCGTCAAAGTTGGCTTTGGTGGAGGAGCGGGTGCTACTGGTGCCGGAGAGGGTGCCGCCGGAGCCGCCGGAGCAGGAGCATTTAGACCATTCTGTTTGAAGTAGTTTAATAGAGCAACGTTCTGTTGAGCGGAACCTGTATAGTTATTGTTAGCAATACCGTATTGCTGGGCTAATTTTGCACGATTCTGAAAACTGGAGTCTGCCCCATTAGCTTTGAGCCAGTCAACTACGGAAGTATTCGTATTTAGCTTCATTATTGTACCTCCTCATTATTTTCACGTAATAACTACAACTATTATAGCATACTACTACATTAAGAAAAAAGAGGAAACTACAGAAGTTTCCTCATAATCCTAATTCATTTAAACGATTTCTTGCCGCTACACGTTTTTGTCTTACATCTACCGGGATGGATTTTTGAGTTTCCATCTGACGAATGTAATAAAAATCAGTGGAACTAAGGTATTCTTTTAGTTTCTCAATTTCTTCTCGGTCAGATGTTTGTTTTGTGATAATTGGTTCTACTTCCACCCATGCCGCTTTTAATTCATCGTCAGTAGGTTTAGGTACATCAGCATTCCATTTACGGATAACTGCCCCTGTTCCGTCATCGTACACTACGAACTTATCATCATCTAAATCTGGATGTAAATGTTTAATAGCTTGATATACGTCCATTACAATCCCTCCTTAAAGTCGTTTAATAGTAGTTCTATGCTCACCTATGGTTCTCGTGTACCCATCATCAGTATGTCTAATAACAAGTTCATAATTTTTGTTTGGGTATAAATACATAACATTAGAACCGAACATATAGTTCCAACCATTAGAAGGTGTCCAAGTTGAAAGAATAGATGGGTGTTCTGTATCACCCCATAGTTCACAATAGAAACCTTTATTTACAGACATATTAATATAGACACTGTAATTAATTTCATACCAACCTTCCTCTGATACACCGAACATGTTGGAGTTACCACCACTGTTCCATATAATTCCTTCATCTACATTTGGCGTATTCCATATAGCCCTATACCAAGTATCGTAATACATTCCTTGACCGCCACCGCCAGCTTGTAGTAACTGTCTTTTGTCGTCAGTGAATCTACGCCATTTATCCCAAGTCTCAACTCCGTTATTGAGCCAGCATCTTCTGTGATATACACCATCCCTAAAATCCCAAGCTACTTGAATTATCCATGGTATGGTTTCATTGATACCAAGATGTTTAATTACTATAAGATGAAACCATGTATCAGGATTTACACTTGATTTAGGTGGTGCATTAATACTTGACGCTACCCTATGAAAACCAGTTTCCTTTATCGTATTAAAATCTACTCCGCTCTTTAAAAGTGCGGAACCATTAGATTCAATTGGTAATAAAGTAGTTCCGTTAAATAATGTCAAAGCATTAGCAATTAAATCACCTTGTGCTTTTATGTCACCAGCTACATCTACTAATGCATCACCATCTGGGAACTTACCGAAACCAACCATTTTAAGAATTTCATCAATCATCATGATTGGAGTACCTACAGCCACTTGTAAAGTGATAGTTGTATTCCCTAGTTTATCTGTAACTTGTACTACAATTTCAAACGCAGATGTAGTAGCCATTGTTAGAAGTACGTCATCTGTATCGTAATTTGGCATAGTGAGTACTTGATTTAAGAATTGGATGTTTGCACTCCAAGCACCAGACGGAAGTTCTCTCCATTTGTAGTTCACACCACTTGAAACTAGGGAATTCTTATTTACTCCATTTACGTTCAATGGAGATATTGACCCGGCGAGTGTCAAGGTAACTTCTTCACCAAATCCGTTTTCCCTCAATGCCTGTGTCTGAACTACCGGGTTGGAATAGGCAACCATGTTAACCAGCTTCGTTACCTTAGTTGTATTTCCCCTTGAGTCATAAACTGTAATCTCTAAGTTGATATTCAATGTAGTATTAACTACACCAAAGTCGAATACAATATCAGTAGAGAACGGGCTATTAACTGTTACACTAGCACCATTCAATGTAGCAACATATTTCGTAATGGTTGCCCACTTTTGACCCACCGCTTTGTTAGAATTTAATATCTTAGCCTGTACTGTGGATTTATTTTGCACAATGTACTGGTCATTTTCTGTAACTGCTGTAATCGTTGTGTTTGTATCATGGTATTCGATTGTAGTAAAAACAGGATTTTGATTGACCACATATGCTATGAAATATTTATCATGCGGGTCTGGGTAACCATCCTCAATGTAAATACCATTATATGAAGTACGGACTTGCACATATCCTTGTTTGGAATTAGCATCAGTACATTCTTGATACATACGGTCAATTTCAGTATCATCAAATGTGATATTGAAACTAGAGGAAGATACCCGTCCGATATTTTTAGTCCAGCTACCGAATACCAATGTTACATCATAATTGAATTCTGGACGATAGTTTTGAATAGTTGCTGGTACAGATGTAGTTCCGATATTAAAATCATTGAATGCCGCAATACCAGCTTTATATGCACGAACTGTACCAATTTTATCTTGAGGGTCACCAATCTGTCTACCAGCACTGTCATATGTGAAAACACGCATTAAACATGGTCTGTTTTCATACATACTCATTGTGCTGTAAATTTGAGTTATTTCTGGTACACTAGGATTCCACCAGCCGCTATCATATACCCAATCACGCTGTCCGATAAAATCCCAGTTACCATCATACGTATGTTGTACGAACATCTGAACACTGTGATGAAAGTCTGTACTTTTACGGTCAATTGTCATCCAAAGATTGTCAGTACCAGCAGTCCAATCAATAGTTCCAGTGTAGGTAGATGCCCTTGGAATTGTATCCAACCAAGGATATGATGTTGTATAGTAAACATCATGAACGTTTGTATTACCGTCAACAGCTATCTCTATTTGTTTAGAACCATTATCTGTATGAGGTACAGTTACCGTCCCAGATAAAACTAAAGTATTTGAATTGTATGTGTAAGTAAAGGCTTTACCTGTAACAGATACAGGTGTGCCATTAATCCACACAGTGAAATCACCACTACCATTAGTTGTAAATCCAGTATTTGTACGGCTGAACCGTAATTCAAAGTAAACATCAGATGTATTGGCGGCTATATTTGGATTCGATTCAGACCAACTTAACGTACCAAGTACATATTTATTGGACGTACCGACATTAAATGAACCACTTGCCATGGTTTCTCACTCCTAACTATTTGGAATAAAGGCTAATCCTTTTTTACCGCCACCATCGACACGAACCGCTTTGATTCCTCCAATGGCTAAGAATTCATCAAGCTGTGCCTGTTTCATTTCAGTTGTATCTTTATTCAAAGTAAATACTTTTTCCATTGTCCCTTGGTTGTTACGAGCATACCCGGCAAATTCCTGTGGAGCCATTCTGGTATATCCATCATACACACTGGACTTAACTTCAAGTCCGTTAATGTCAGCTTTGACGTTACCGTTGTACATTTCCCCCATGGCGAAACTCCACTGAAGTCCAATTACTCCCAAATTCAACATAGCCGCTGTAAATGTTGCACCACCAGTAGCACCTGTGGCTCCGAATTCAACGATTACAGCACCAGTCTGGGGAATGAATCCTTTTATCTGTGCTAATTGGTAGGAGTATGCGGCACTCACCGGGAAGTCGATTTGCTGGAATGTTTGTCCGTCTGATAGTTTAATATAAGCACTACCAGCAGTACCTTTGTTGACCTTTACACTTAGGGTGTATTCTTCACCTACCGTACCAGTAACAGCTTGTTTAATGACTCCATCCTTGATGAAAAATCCAGAGCCAGCTTCCACCATATCAGAACCTTGAATGGTTTCAGCAGTACCCGCTGTTACTTGCCAATATGGGAAAGTTCCATCAGTGTTGTATCCGTAACCTACTGAGTTTTTCAGCATGTTTAGACCATTACCTTTAGCAAATGCTAACATGATGTTGTCTTTCTCAATCTGAAAGTCCGCTAGTGTCATATACTTATCTAGTTCAGCGTCAGTTATTGCATCCTTAATCGCTTGAGTCATATCAGCTTTTGCTATGGTGATAGCGTCATCAACCTGTGCAGTAGTGTATGCTCCATATTCACTTGCAGATGTAGCTGTTACTTTAACCCATTGTGTTCCATTCCAAGTGTAGATGATATTCGGAAATACACTGTTGTCAATCCACATGTCATCCTTCTTTGGATTGGATGGTGGTGTAGTAGGTTGTAGTTTAATAGAATTTTGCTTTTGCTCAAGCCTCTCATTGACAGCCTGTGCCGCTGATTCATTAAGATAGAGGGCAGAATCAATCTGCTCTCCTCCACCTTCCATATCACTTTGTCCATAGGTACTGGATGAATTGAAATTTTGGTCATACATATCAGCCATGATTCTACCCTCCTATTTAGGTGTATTTTCTTTAAAAACAATACCCCATCCAGTTAATTGAATCCGTTCTTTGACCACACTTGTAATCTCAAACTTGGTATATCTGAATCTACCAGAAGCCATGATTTTTAGTTTCTGAGCATCACTATTTTGTAGCGGGTCATAAACTAAAGGAGTTGTGGATAACAAGGTATTATCTGTGTACAACTTAACTGTAACTGTGGATAACGCAGTAAGAGCCGCCAACAATTGAAATTGCTTTAGTTTCTTTCTGTGGTGCGGCATATTGAAGTTGAAGTCCTTTGATGTAACTGACATTGTGTATGTTGTACTAACTCCATCAACGAATACATCATCCTTCAATTCATGTAGTTTACCACCTGTTGTGCTGGCAAGCAATAACTTATTATTGTGATTAAACATTGTTATGAAACTAAGGGAAGTGGTATCCCTCACCCATATACCAAGTTCATAGTAGTATCGGTAAATACGATTCTGTGTACCCTCAATGTAGATATACAATTGATTGTCATAGATTGCAGACAATACCCTTGTGCTTGCCGCTAAGTCTGCTGTCAACATATCCATGATTTTTTCATCAATCCGTTCTACATTCATTTTGTCATCCTGTGAATAATTGAATGACTTCAATACATACACAGCGTTGTCATTTCCGATGAATGAAATGTAGTTTTTCATCACCTGTACACTATACGGATACTTAGTGCCTAACGACATATGAACAGGTTGTTTCGTAAAGTTAGTTGGATTGTCACCAAGTATGGCTTGAATCGAACCGTCAGTAAAGCATATTAGAAAATTCTTGTACTGCTCTACTGCCTGTAAGCCGCCACGTGTATTATCTGAAACTCTGATTATATTTGACCTAGGGAAATAGTTAAATACATTCAGATGGGATATATACAAATGGTCTGGGTTCCCAGTATCACCATACAAGAATAACCGCTCGTAATGATAGAAAATACGATTGCATAGTTTCATATCTTCAAAGTCTATTACTGGCTCCGGGTTTTCATCTGGCACCGAATTAACCTTAAACCTAGGGAGAACATATTGGCTCAATACATTAGTAGTCCCTTGCTTCCGCAGACTTACCCGTATCATGTAATCGCCTTTTGATGCAAAGTTAGCTACAGCTTCTTTGTCATCTGTCCATCCAAGGAACTCTGTATAATCCAATGCTGAAACTGTCTTCAGTTCCCATCTGTATTCAAGTACTGCTGTATTTGTAGTTTGAATGTATGCAGTAAATGTAACATTTTGATTAACTACACCGTAACGTTGGTCTGGAACTACACCAAGAATGACATCCCCAGCACCCGTAGTATCAGACAGGTAAGCGTCCGGGTTAGCGGCATACCCATTACGTCCAATGTACAATGCTTCCAATCCATTAGGAGCATATGCTTGAACTAGGGAAGCAGTTACTCCATCGTATTTGACTAACCCGGAGCCTGTAGCAAAATACATTATGCTCCCAACTTGAACCGCTTCAATTGGACGAACATTCTGAAAACCAGTAGCCATGTCTGTAATTGGAATGTTCGTGTATAAAGTTCCTTGGACTGTATACAATTTACCATTCACAGCAACTATGTCCTGTCCGCCAGCTAGGTTATTGTATTTAAATCTACCCTGAGTGTTACCAGTAAGAGTAGGGTTAGGAGCATTCGTTTCCTTGTACCCACCCCTTGCTTCTAATACACCACCAGCTTTGATGTTTGCATTTTCAATTAGTATAGATTGGTCATCCTTTAGTTTTTCTGGATGGGCTTGCGGCACCATACCACCACCGAATGAGCCAAATACTTCAATTTTCTTTTGTGTAGTATTTACGAAATAAGGCTGTCGTGCCATTTATCATCACCTACCAGTTCCACCAAGAGTAAGGTGGTTGATTTAAGTCCCCGCTATCTTCAAAGATAACTGTAATTTTATCGTTTACAGTTAACGTCAATCCTTTAAATGTAATTGATTTCAAACGTCCGTTCAGTGTGTAGTTGCTTGGGTCAACTTCAACATCATTTTTATACACAGTGATGTAGTTGAAATAAGCACCATTTGGCATACTTAAATTGTACACCATTGTAGTTACATTTGTCACTACGATTTGCTGGGTATTTTTATCTTTGCGGTAACTTGGCGGCTTGACCATATCCCTTTGCATATCCATGAGCATGTCATTGAATGTATTCATGAAGTACGTAGACGATTGAAAATCTGCGTCTGATTCCCTGTATTTTGCATTGGCAAAGATAACAAGTGCTTCATGATATCTGTCATCGAATTCTGGTATATACGTAGTTGGTTTACCGCTCACTCTTGGAAAGTTAGTCTCCAATGCTGTATTGATACGGTCAATAGCAGAGTCCAGCCAGCGGTCAATCTGTGAGTCTTGGATACTTAAATCCTGTTCAGCCAAGTCTTTCACATATGCTCTTAGTTCTGATAATTGCATGTTTCTCCCTCCTTATTTTAAAAAAGCCCCCTATAAACTAGGGAGCATTATGGTGCCGCATATCCTTGGACGTTCGCATATACAGCCGCACCAGTCGTAATACAGGCTATATTAATGGCGGCGTTCGCTGTAGATTTAAGTGGATTGAAGAATGTAATGTCTACTGGAGCAGTCATATTAGCTGGCAAGAATGTTCTCCAGATAATAGTAACACCATCCTTAATAACGAATTCTGTTGCCACCGTTCCAGCGTTGATTAATTGAATATTGGCTACATAGTTTCTGATACCAGAACCAGCCGCCGCTTTTGCTACTTTATCAGCCGTATCAATAATACCACCAGCAAGTGCAACATAAGACCAGTCAAGTTCTGGAATAGAGAATTGCTTCACTACTTGAACACCTACTGTAGTAGCCGCCGCTGGTACGTTTGAACCGTTTGATACAGCAGTTGTATTCGCTGTTCTACCTTCAATGTACATTTTACCCGCTAGTGGGTTATGGTTACCTATTGCGTTTCCTGCATTATCACGTAACGTCATTGTTTTCCCTCCTCATATTAAAAAGGGATGGGCAGTAGCCCACCCCTTTAAGGTTAGTTATTATGCGGCACCTGTACCAAGAGAACCGAACACTCCACGATAGTCACTGTAACCACAAGAGAAACGCATATAACCACGATATTTCGCTTGCATAGTGTCAAAGTCTTCTGTGTTCTTGAACTCTAAGCGTCTACGCCAGAAGAAGTTCAATTCTGCTACAGTTGGGTCAATCAAGAACCAAGCTGTGTTAGAAGTGAAGTAATCCATAACTACTACACGTAGGTTAGGGATTGTATTTTTATCGTTCGTGATACCAGAGCCAGTACCTTGTGCAGATACGTTAGTGGATTGAACGATTGTTTGTGCAATGAATTGAAGGGCTGGAGGAACAACCAAGATTTTAGGTTGAACTTGGATAAGAATGCCTTTGTCATCCACTTGGCGGCGAGTCTGGATAAGAGCCGCTTTTAGGTTACGGTCAGATAACGCACCGTCAGCCGCACCAGCACCGTCAGTGTTAGCCAAACGGTTAGACATTGTACCACCGTCTAAACGCTTGTGTGTTGCAGAGATTAATGGTTGACCATCAAATCCGTTTGTAGTGAATGCGTTATTGAAAATAGCCGCCGCATTCGTTTCGATTGTTGCTCTTGCTCCACGTGCAAGGGATTTTGTCCACTTACCGATTGTTCCGTACATTTCATCGTCAATGAACTTACGTTCAACTGTGAATCCTTTGGAGAATTCTTCGTGAATGTACTGCAATGGTAGAGTATCAGTTGGGTCTTCATACTGGATGGAACCAGCAGAATCCTTCTTATCCCACATACCGAAGCCGCCCATACGAAGGTCAGTTTCGATAGCTTTCTTTGAGTCTTGTACATTAAATACAGCAGAATACTGCTCTGGAACTTCTTTGTAAGTTTCTTGGAAAATCTTACGGAGTCCTGGTTCAAGTAAACGACCAAATGGTTGAGATTGTAACATCGTAGTTTCCCTCCTTAATTAGTTGTAGTTGGTTACACTAAAGTAACGAATACGAACTTTCCGTCTGGTGTGTAGTCAATAACTTTAACGTGTGGAACAGTTGTAAGTGAAAGGTCAGCTTGTTGGTCATTGTTGGCGTCAACAAAGATGTTGTAAGAAACACCGATGTTTGCAGGAGCGGCAGTTTGACCAGCTTTAACAGGAACCTTATAAACTCCCATTGCTTTGTCAGAACGAACTTTACCTACACCGTTAGGGTTTTTAGTAGCGTCAACAGCGTTAGCTACGAAAGAAGCGTTAGCGGCGGCATAAGGTTGACCCTGTGCTACTAAACCAGTAAACTCTTGTCCTTCCAAAAGACCTAATGAAGTACCAGTAGCAGTTGCGGCTAATACTCTACGCAATTTGCCCCCGGATAAGAATACTAGGTCACCTTTTTTAGCACCACCAGTACCGTAGTTAGCGGTAGTATCAAGTGGGTAATCCTTGATTACGCTAGTGCTGTCACCAGCTAAAGAGTAAGCGTATTGAAATGCCATAATTTGTCCCTCCTAATTATTTGAATTTATTATATTCTTCGTCCGTCATACCAAATGCTCTGGCAATCGCCTTTTCGTCAGCGGTCAGAGTAACGGCTGACTTAGAAGGTTTTCCATTATTCGGAGCAAGTGGAGTCTTTTTCTTACGTCCACTTTGAGTAGCTAGGTCATCTTGGACTTTGGCTTTAGCTAGATTTTGAATGATTTTCTTGCCATGTATTGCATACACAGCGTCCTCAAGCGGCATTTCCACGTTCTTAGCAACATTAAGGATGTAAGATTTAGCGGCGTCCAAGTCCTCTTGAGTCAAGAAATTGTATTCTTTCTGGAGTGCTTCCCCATCAGATTTGATTTTAGAATTCCATTGCTCAAAACGAATTTGATTGATTTGACGTTCAAGGTCTTGATTCTGTTGTTTTAACTCTCGTTGTGCCCTCAGAACTTCTACTGAGTTACCAGTCTTCTTGGATTCTTCCTGTAAAGCGGCTTCATCCATTTCCCTCTGGATTTGCTCAATAGGTTTGCCAGTCATGTCAGCTAAACGTTTAGCAAGCTGGAACTCTGGAGATTGTTCTCTTAATTTAGCAATCTCTTTTTGTAGACGCTCGTTAAATTCACGCTCTCTACGTTCTTTAGCAAACTTAGCGTTTTCCTCTTTTGACTGCTTCTTTTTGTCTGTGGCTGGAGGAGTTTCAACTTCCTCATTGTCATCGTCAGCGTCATCCTCAAGTTCTTCATCATCGGCTTCATCAAGGTCTTCATCTTCATCGACTTCTTCCTCAATGTCATCGTCTTCTTTGACAATATCATCCTCTGAATCTTTCTGTTCGTTTAACGCTTTGATTGCGGCAATAAGTTCATTTTCTCCCTCTGAACCTGTCAAATCGTCATCAAGGTTTTGTTCTAGGTTATCTAAATTTTCTTCTGGCATGGTTACTACCCCTTTCCCTTTTTACGCATGGGTCTGCGAAATTATAGATTGTAAGTTTCTGGTTTCCGCTCCAGAATGGCGAAAGTTTCTATATTTAATATAACAGAACGTTCGTCCACTTGTCTACATATAATTACTAAATATGTATGTTTTTTATCATGTATTTTGTAGTGGAACTAGGGGATAATAGAACTAGGGAAAATTTAAAGGGGGTGTGTGCTTTCTCTGGACGAATACATTGGGGGTTTGCTTTAATTGTGTGGATTCTTATACAAGTTGGTGTTGAAGATGTTTTTCTTAACCCTATTCCTTTTATTATTGGTTCTGTCTTTCCAGATTGCGATATACGCCAGTCCACTATTGGAAAGTTCATTCCTCTTTGGCTGGTTTTTCGTCATCGTGGTTTCACTCACAGTATTTGCGGTTTGTTATTATTTTCAGCCCCAATAGGTATTTGGTATTCATGGAAATGGTGTATTCTCTTTGCTGGAGGATACCTACTACATCTTGCCATGGATTCAAGTACACCAATGGGAATTAAGTGGATGTTTGGACATAAAAAGAGAGCCTACCGTTAAGTAGGCTCTTTGGGGGAGATATCCTCCAACATCTGAATTCTGCACGTTTTCATTATAACATACAATTATCCTCTTGTCATGTTTCCCATTGCAGTTGGTGATGTAGTTCCTTGTGGAGCCAAAGCACCTTGGTTCAACATCTGCCCAGCAGAACCTTGATTCTGACCAGAAGTAAATGTAGCTTGAATCATCTGCTGAATCATTGGGCTGATTTGCTGTTGTACTTGCTCCTCTGTAGCCCCCTGCTTTCTTAGCTGACTTGCTTGACCAACAATAGCCATGACCTGACCTTGTAACGCTTGAGCGTCCTGTTGCTTCTTATTAGCCCGGTCTTGTTGCATACGTGCCAGAATGTCTTCCTTATTAGGGAAGTCTTTCATTTCAATCCATTCTTCCACTGTAATACATGGAGGGTCAAACTGGAATTGCCCTTGCATTTGCATGAGGTTATCAGCTTGCTGGGATTTACTTGCCGCAGTAATAGGAGCCTTTGCGTACACATCAGAACGAACACGCCATTCTAAGTTTTCAATAGCTTCCTTGTTCACTGGTTTCCAAGTCTCAAAGCTGGCTGAACCATTCTGGGCACGTGTCATCAATGGACGTTCTTCCTGCCAGTATACAAGAATGAACTGTACAATGATATTCGACAAGTCTTCTACAAACTGGTCAATCTGTAGTGCTTTATCTCGGTCACGAATTGTAGAACGTTCAATCAATGAATCAACCCCAGTTGAGGTTGTCAAACTTCCTACAGATTCCCCGGTGTAGGATTCAGTGATACCAGCCATGTCTTTGATGTCCAGTTTCATTCTGTCTTCGATGTCAAACAATCCTTTTGGAATGTCTGGTGGTTGTAATGTCTCGACAGCATTAGGTACGTTTGAAGTCCATACTTTCCCAGCAAGCGTTCCTGTACGTGACATTTCTGCCGCATTGATTCCACTTTCACGTAAAACGACTCGTTGCGGATTTTGATGTAGGGTTCCAATAATACTAGCCGCTTGTGCAGTTTTATTGATAATCTTCTGGTTTTCCAACATGTCCATTGCTGTTGATGTTCCCCAGAAAGACAAATCTTCTTCTTCATCATAGAGGACAGCAAATGGATAGATTGATGGTTTAAAATCCTCAATACGATATAACAAGAAATCAGTGTTCCACATGAAATAAGAGACATCCACTTGCCATGCACCGTCTTTATTACGGTATCTTTCCCAGTGAATATGAACTGTAACCATTTCATCCCCTAGTTCCTCCTGTAAAGACATGTCTGACTTTGTAGTAGGACGGTCAAATATATCACCGTTCGCTTCGCTATCTCTTTGTAGGTCAGCCCACTCCAGCTTGGTCAATTTTTCTCCTGCATACTCCCGGAACATTGGGTTATTTTTAACATCACTGAAACTTAGCGGTTCAGTAATCGTCATGTATTTTGCTTCATTCAAACAATAAGCAGTTGGGTCAATGTAAAATCGTGCATTGTTTAACCGCTTTACTTTTATGTCATAGCGATACATCATGTTGTTTGGATTTTTCTCACCGAAGTATTTACCACGAATGTTTTCCTCTGCATACACATATGCTATAGAAGTACCATGCAGTAAAGCCCTATCCATGCAACGGCGTACCATCATAGGAACTTTTTGTTCATCCCATACATGGTCATATGCTTTTTGGATGGCACGAACTAATGGAGCATCAATTGGTGTCATTGGAATGAAGTCAGCTTGCGGTACGTTCTGTGCTAAGTTTGCCCGCTTAGTTGTACGAACGTACCGAATTAAGTTGGTGACTGGCTTTGGTAACCATACAGGTAACTGTACGCTATCCCATTGGCGTCCTCTGTCAAACATGTCAATCATTGCCCACATTTTATGATGTTCAGACATTCCTTGTGACGCATTGTAGTAACGGCGTTCAGCTTTATTAATTAACTTACGCTGGTCTTCTGCACTCATTTTGTCAGGCTGGTTAATGTCCTCACGTTCTTCTTCCTGCTCGGTTTCGGTATTTGGCATTTCCCCACCTTCATTACCCAATGGCGGTTTTTCTCCTCCACCCTGTTGCATTAAAGTGGCTAATTCTTCTGGATTCATTCGTTAGCACCTCCCGTTGTTGGTAAAATACCTTGCTCTTTCAGCCATTTCTTTGTTTGAGCGTCCACAAAATCCCATTCTTCTTTTGCTTGTTTCTCCTGTTCTGCCTTTATTTCAGCTTCGGTAGGTACTGGAACTGGAGGAAGATATACAATAGCCCGGATATCTGTAGTGCGGAATACGTCCTCACCCACCAATATAGCAGGGACTTCATTCGCCATGGCAATACTGACTGATTTTAATTCAGCCTTTGTCCAATCTACGATTTGATAGGTATTGTCGATGTACTGAATACGGTAATTGTATTTCTTAGCGACTGCCATTCTCATGCACCTTCTTTTGTAAGGCGTACCCTTCTAATTCCCAGATTTTATTTTCGATTCTGTCCATACAGATTTCATATCCAATGACTTCATCAAAGTTAGCCGGGTCTACACAGCTGGAAGATTCAGAGATTACAAATCCATTAGGCAGTTTAACTACAACTAATGTAGTCTTGTCAAAAAATTTAAAAACTTTTTTCTCTGAATTGGCTAAGATATCGTTAATCTGGTCTTGTGTAATTCTCACATTACTCATTAAAATCTCCCCTTTTCTCCTAATAATAGGCTAGATAATCCTCAAATTTCTCTGGAAGTTCATCGTCATACTCAATTGTATCATAGTTTCCATATCCTGCATACGATTTTGGTGGATTATAAGATGACAATTTTAAATGTTCTGGGTCATCTGGTAATCTCGCAATCATGTATCTCAATGCGTCACACAAGTGGTCATTTTTCTTCTCTGGTTTTTCATCCAGATTTTCGTCTGCATTGTCTATGTCCACTTCTGGATATGTGTACTGCAAGAGTTCTTTGATTAGGTTTACACAGGTCTTGTAGATTTTCAGTTTGCCAGCTTCGATGTAGGAGTTTACTTTAGCCAGTCCGTATTCTAAGTTGTTATTACCAAGTGCCCAGAATATGCCGTACTCCATAAAGTGAGATTGTATGTTTTTCCCGGAGATAACGTCATTCATCCTGTTCTTGATGGCAGGGTCAGCCACTAAAAACCTGAGAAGACCTGAGGGAATCTTATCAATCAAAGGTTTTAGTTTATTAGCGTGATAAGGTAGTGTTTTTTCAGCTACATAATACTCATTGAAAATAACTACTTCACCAGTTTTAGGATTGATGGCACCAAATGGAACAGCTGTAGGGTTACGTAAACCATAGTCCATGGCTACCATACGTTCCCAGTCTTTAGGTATACCATATTCGTCAGTATCTTTTGTAACTGGGTATGGGTCAATAAATGTATCTGCTATTTCTGGATATACCATACCGCTATTGTATTCAAAAGAACCTTCAAAGTATTTCTTTCTGTACCATTCTGGCTTACCAATGGTGTTCATTTCAATAAAGTTGGCTGGTAAGTACTTATTCAGTTCAGTTCTCCAGACAAATGTACGCATGAAGCGGTTATATTCGCTGTGCTGTGGATGTTTTGGGTCTTTACGTGCTTCATTGTCAACGAACACATCCTTAATCCATGTGTTAGCCGGGTTAGAACAAACAATGATTGCCTTGTTACGTGTGAATGGGTCACGCATACGGGATTGAATCTGTGTGTAGATGGATTTCTTGATACCAGAAATCTCCTCCACGTGTGCCAATCCTAAGTTTAAGGAACGTATTTTTTGTTCTTCGTCCGTTGCTACAATAAAGATAGTAAACCCATTGACTAGTTTGATAATTCCGTCAGTTTTATTATAGCTTTCAATGAGGGGAGGAGGACATACTTCTTCAAACCATGTCTTTAAAGTTGTCTTTTTCAACTGTCCCAAAGTCTGTGCCGCAAACAGACCGCTACCTCTTGGATTCTCTAAAGCCCTTAGAAGAAATTCCTCTAAGGTTGCTTTAGATTTACCAGAACCGTATCCACCGAATACAGCTATAATGTCAGTATCATCCTCTTGTCCTGTCTTAACTGTGTGCATTTCCTCTTGGTAATCCTGTGGGTTGTATGTTAACTCAATCGCCATACAGGAATTGCATTGTAGGTATGCAGGATGTTGGTCTGGAGGAGATACCATTTCACCAACTTTGCAGTTATAGCAAGTAGACATGTTTAGTTGCTACTAGGGTTACTACTCTGTTTTGATTGTGCGGCTTGTTTCTGTTGCTGTAACTTGGTTTCATGGCTTTCTTGCCCTTGGACTAATTTAGTCTGATGTTGTTGCTCTTGTTGTTGTATTTTTTGTTGCCCTTGTTGTGCTTGCAAATGAAGTTTCAATTCTGCTTCCTGTTTCTTCATTTCCAATTCCTGCTGTTTAATTTGCATATCCATTTCATGTTCTTGATATTTCAAATCCATTTCATGACGCATTTTCGCCATTTCCATTTCGCCACTGTTATTCAACAACTGAACTAGGGAAGATATGGCACCAGCCTGTTCAGCCATGATTTTACTCTTAACTTGTTGGTCTAGTTCCTTATCATTCTTAATTCCAATGGCGAAATCCATGTACTGCAAGATGACTTCATTTAACATGGATTGTGCGTCTGGTTCCTGAGGTTCTTGTGGTTCACCACCCATTTCAAAACCTTGTCCTGCGAATTGGTCTGGACTCATAACAGTTGGTTGTCCTTGTTGACCTTGCATGGCTTGATTAGCCGCTTCTGGATTTTGCTCTGGGTCTACCCCTGCCTGTGCTAATTGCTGGTCTTGCTGTTCCTGTAATTGCATTTGTTCCGGGGTCATTTCTGGTGCCCCTTGTGTCATTTGTTGTAATTCTTCTGGATTCATTTTAATTTACCTCCTATTTAATCATTTCTTTTAATTCATTCATTCCTTCTTCATATAACTTCATTACTTTATCACCATTCAACTTACCTTCATTATCAAGTTGTTGTGTCAATGCAGTAAGCATAGCTGAATTAGCCAAAATCAACGCTTGTAAATATTTAAATTTCTTTTTACTAATCCACATCATTGTACCCCCTGTTCTGGTCTTGGGATTCTATGCAACACTACGACTCTATTGGAATCCTGCTGGTTAAGGACGCCACTTAACTCCTGTACTTGTTTTGCGGCTTGATGGTTACCATCCAACGCCATTTCCACTAGTTCCTTAAACGTTTTACGCTGTGCGATTTGACTCAAGAACGCCATCTGCCCTTTAATGTAGTTCTTAGTTTCCTGCAAGTTTAGTAGAGCATACCACTGTTCAATGGAACCTAGGGAAGTTTCTTGTTGTAGTTCCTCCGGGTTTAGAAATAAGTAATCTGTCTGGGACTGGAACCTACCAGCCAGTGTCATAAGGATTGTTTTTTGGGGTAGTGAGTAGTCTGCTAGGGCATTCGATTGTTCAAGCATACTGGTAAGCATGGAGTATACCTCCTTTGCAATTATTTGTAGTTTTTTATTTTTATATATCTGTATTATACTTCATGTGCATGGGTGTAGTAAAGTGTTTTTTAGGGGACAACACCAAGGGGGTTTTAAGGTTTCCCCCGCACAGTTCCCGCCCGTAGTACGATTAGGGACTCAAGTTTTGAGCCAGACCGGGGCATACCCCTACCCCTATACCCACCCACCCTGCTCCCACCTGTAATGTAATCAGTTACAATACATGTCACCAGTCTGGTTACACCCTGCCTTGTTGGGAACTAGGGAATGACACAAAAAGTGTAAATATACACCATCAGCCGCCAGAATGCCAAAATCACCAGAAGCCCACATTTGCCCGCCATTGTACACCATTGCCGCCGGGTATCGTAGTATCTGAAAAATTAAAAGCCTGCATACGCCAAATACGTCATTCTGGCATACATACGCCTTTTTGAATTGTAGGTGTAAAATTACACTATTTGTGCTTAAATCACTATATTAAAATAGCATACACATTATAGTACAATAATAACGTCCACATTCACCACAAAAGTTGGCACGATTCTTGCATTAAAGACGCCGCCAGAAACCGCCGAAACGACTTTCTTCTATTAAATACACGCATGTAGTTTGTGAAGCATTTCACACATGTGAAACAATGTAGTGTGAAACAATCGCATAATCTACTACAAAAAGATGAAAAACTGCGATACAGTGAGATAAACGGAGATAATCGAAGGTTTTACCGTAAAAACTGCCCAAAACGGCTGAATATGACGGTTTAAAGGTTGTGACGCCCGTAGTAGTATTAAGTCAAGGCAAGCGAATACATCAGTTTCAGACAACGTACTACAAGAACAAATCCCAGCGGCATACCTGACGGGTACCATGGTGCAGGCAGTAGAAGCGGGTGAGTAGGTTACAGTCTGTCAGGCAGTGTAGACCGCCAGCCGTTGAACGTTAAGCGTCAAGTGGGCTGAAAACCCACACACAAAATTTTTAAAAATTGTATGAATATCCTGCTTGACGGGTGCATACAATGTATGGTAAGCTAATCACAGTTAATAGTTCCCGCCTTGCTTGGTTGCCCGCTGGGGCGGCTTGGATGGGAACTAAGGAGAAATAGAGGGGAGCGGCTTGACTGCCTCCCGGACACTCCGTTCATACCGAGTACAATTTTTGGGTGATTTGTAGAAATAGCCCCCGCTATGGTGTAGGCACCAGCTTCCCCGCTATAAAAGGGAATTCTCGGTTTAAACCGCCGGGGAACAATTTGCGACAATGCACAGGCAGTTATCTGGTAAGCCCGGATAAAAGAGCGTGTAGGGTATGCAGTCTGGGTGAAATGCCCTCTCAGCTTTTTAGCTGAATGGCATACACAAGTGCATTGTGTGTGACTACAACTAAAAAGTGAGTGAAACTAATGAGTGTATCCCTTTCAATCCATGCAAGACGTGACATTTTAAAAGTAGATGGCTATGTAACAAGCAATCCAAGTACGCCAGATGACGTTTATAACGTTATTAATCTACATTCTACTGAGGTTGATGTCACACTTTTTGCTAATGAGGAGCAACTACAAGACTTAATTCTACAACTTCAAAAAATTAAGCGTGAATACAAAAAAGCCACAAAAATTACAAAGTAATATTTATACAATGGCATGTATTACAAATACATGCCTTTTCTACATGTTTTCATCACAATGTCATTTTTGTGATATTCTTACTGCATACAAAAAATAAATGTAGTAGCCATTTTTGATATTCTCACTATTTCCGAGTCATCTGAAAAACACTGGTACAGCAACTTGTTAATTGATGAATTTATTTACTACAGAAATGATATATTTACCTGATTTGTAGTAGCCAATAGTAAATAAATTCATGAACTTAAACACTCTCTCAAGTGATTTTTCAAAATGAGTTTCAATGTGATATTGTCACGCACCTACTACCGTAAAATTATCACATTGTAGTAGGAATAAGTTTAATGTGATATGGATACAATAAATGTAGTATCACACGTTTCTACAAATAAAAATCTGGAGGTAATACAAATGGCAAAATATAATAATGAAACGGTTATCAAAATGTTTTTTCAAGGAAATACCAATATCGAATCCCACACTGGCAACCTATGGATTAGCAACGATGGCAAGCGTTTAATGAACTATGCAACTTGTCTGGCTGAACGTTCTGAACTTGGATTAATCATCAATCGCACCAGTTACTCCAATACAACTAGCAAAATTCAATCACAATTCATACGTGAATTGAACAAACAATACTCAAAGTCATTCCAAGAGGAGCATACAATTGAAGTGGATAATGTAGATAGAGGTACAGCTTACCTAGTGGACGCCGCTCATGCTCATATTGAGTGGTCAAAAGGTATCAAACAAATCAAGGTTATCAATTATTTCGATGTTTGGGGCAATAAAAAGGATGGCTGGGAAATCAATAACATGTGTGTGGAAGAAACTTTAGATGATGAACTATTGCAATTGCATGAATCCGCTAGTTCTAAAGACGCCTTTCAATTGCTGAAAGATACTGGCTTTTTCAAGAAAACAGCTAGAATTAATCAAGTGGATATTGACAATATGGGTGAATTTGGATTTGAATTCCACCAACGAAAAGACGGAATGCCTATTTGCCGCATTGAGTTTATCAACAACTAATTCACAATTTGTGGATAAATGTACAGCCCAAATACCTGTGTATGTGGGCTGTGATTGTTTCACAAATCAAATTTCAAAAATTAAAAATCGGAGGTATGAACTAATGAAAATTCAAATCGCTAATTTGCAAACGGGTGAAGTTATCGAAACGTCTACATGGATTGCTACCACTGATGCCGCCGCTTTAAAGGCTATTCGTGGAGTGTGCCGCTCTTGGATGAAAGAAGGATTAAACATCAATGATTTCGCCGTATTATCCGCTAGTTCCCCAGTTCTATCCCGTTATGTCCGGGAATATGCTTGGAGTCAAATGCTA